CACGAACTAGAGGGTACTCGCTTAAATGGAGCTCCGCTGGTTGCCTCGTTGTCGGGGAAAAACCCGACCATGGCTTGGCGGGGAAGAAACCCCGACAACAGAGGCAATCAGCTTCCTTCATCACAAGTCCGCGGAAAACAGTGGATTTGGTTCCCGACTGACGAGTTCAAGAAAGAGCATCCAAACTTTTGCTTCATCCACCCATCGGTGTCAGCAAGAGCAACTACCGCCCCTCTAGTGTGTTTCACCATAGAACCAATCAACCAACCCAGGGCGTGCATCGAGCACGGCGCCCTCCCACGGAGATTCCTCAGGGACCCAGGTCACAGCCTTATCGACAAGTGTAACCTGCGAGAGGTAGCTCTCAATTAGGAGTTGCCTTTCAGGACTAACCCCGAAGGCGCGCTCAAAGCTCAGCCTTGAAAGGTTGGTGGGTTCTACGAACCGGGCCGAATGGAGAGTGTCTATTCCCACACCGCGCGCTTGGTACTCTCTCTGCACTTGCTCTTGCAGAGGCATGGTAGAGTCCGTGAAGCTCAGTAGACGAATAGCAAGGTATTGGACAATAGGGAGACCGGCAGTGAGAGCAAGCTCGCACATTGCGACCGATCTAACATACTTCCCTATTTGACTGCGCTCATTAATGTGATGGTGATTAGAGAACATCTGGCTAAGGATTTTCCTCCAATCTCTTACCATGACCCATTTGTCAGCGGTCACTTGCACGGGCGCAGATTGCCCAAAACGCACCTCTTCATAGGTCACAACGGGACGCTCTAGGACCATCTCATGTCCTGAAATTTGGAGGGCCAACGGTGCGAAACACCGCAAGACCAGGGGAACGGACTCCGGGCGCAGGAAGACTAGAGCGTTGTCGCCATCCGCCAGGGTATCGAATGGGACATTGAGGCGCCTAAGCACCGCGACAACGACGCATAACATGACAATGGTGTTACCCATGCCAGTGTTAAAGTCTCCACTTGCGCGACCGCCCTCTCTGGAGAATCGCACACCATTACTGGTGTAGCCCTCGTTCAAGCGTTGGCGAGCCATCAAACGGGCAAGCTCGGGGTCACCTCCGTACGCAGCAAGGTATACTGAGGCTTCCTGTTCCAACTGCCAAACGTCCACGTGTGCCTCAAAGGCACTGCCATCCACCTCAAAGCACACGCACTCACCCATCAACTTGAATTTCTTGAGAATCAAGTTGGCGCGTTGCTCTCCGTTCAACCCCTTGGCCACAACCCTGGTATTCGAACCCCC